CGTTTGGCGTCGAGGTACCGAGCACGCGACAATGCTTCTGGGCCGCGAAACATGCCAGCCCACTGCAATGGTTCGGAAAACGCACCCATGGCGTCGACCACGCGCACGCCACCAACCAGGTCGTGCAAGACCAGGTTTTGGTGTCCGCCGAAATCAATGCGCTCGGGGATTTCAGTGTCGACAAACGTGAAGTCGTCGAGGGTGAGAATGACGGATTGGGTCATTTTGCAAATCCTCCGGCCGGCCGCGGCATGGATTGGTTGTAGTCAGGGTGCGAGGTACCGTGGTCTGGGCCACTGACCTGACGGCCCATGTGGTCGAGTACCACCGTCGCCATCTTTTTGCCGTCGACGTTGAGGTGGACCGTGGTGTTTCCCGGCTTCTTCATAGTTTCGAGACGAGCGCGGGCTTCCGGCGTCAGGTAATTCTTGGAGTCCTCACCTTTGTAATACTTGCTGGCGGCCCAGCTGCCGAGGTGGTTGCCAAGCCATTCGCCAGCGTTCCAACCCGCCCAGGCGCCACCGGCTGCCGCGGCCCCATACACGCCGAACCGGCCAGCTGCGGCAAGCCCCGCACCACCAGCACCGGCTGCAGCCAGCCCAGCGCCACCAGCCAGCAGGCGTACAAGGGAAATGAGAGCCATCACGTTCGTAGCGAAGCCCCCGGCCACCAGAACGCCACCAAGCACGATGAGCGAGTCGACCATGGCTTTGGCCCCCTCCGGATGTTTTTCAACCCAGGCGCTAAGGTGCTTGACCAGGCCAATCAGGCGCTCAGTACCCTGGATAGCCATTGGCAGAATTGTGGTGCCGAGCTCGCCCATCAATTTGTTCCACTTTGCGTGCAGCTCTAGCTCCTTGCCATAGGCCGAGTTCTTGGAAATCTCTGCCAGCTGGTCTACGTTAGCGGCTTTTTTCGCCCGCTCGATGTACTGCTTCGCGATAGGCGCTTCACGAGCAAAAGCGTCAGCCAGCCCTTTCGCTGTGCGCACGCCAAACAGTGATGCCAACGCCAAGTCGAGGTCCATGCCCTTTTTATGACCGTTCTTGAGCAGCTGTGGGATGACAACCTGGTTCACCCATTCGAAGGGGTTTTCCACGAATTGTTTTGAGCCCTGTACGCCCATAGCGTCAGCGGTGACGCTGCCGTTCTTCCCACGATGTATGGAGCCCGATTTGAGCAGGTGTTCTTTCTCCAGATTCTCGATGACACGCTTACTCATCGTGCCCTGTGCAATCTGGTTGAACATGGTCATGGAAGCGGTACCAGTACGGTTGCCGCCTAATTCCTGGATGTAGTGTCCGAGCCCGAAATAGAACATTTCGTCAGACATCATCTTGGTCGAGACACCACCGGTCTTCATTGCAGCTAGATAGTCGCTAGGCTTGACCGTGCCGCCGCTGGCAACGTAGGCCTGCGTCATCATATTGAGTGCGTGTTCGAACTTCTCTTCCGAGAACTTGCCAGTAGCCCGGTCAATGAGCGCCCCACGAAGTTCCGATGTCTTGATGACCGCGTGCAGTTGGCTCTCAAAGCCGCCGGCAGCTTCAGGGCCCATTTGAGACTCCATACCGAACTTCATTTTGGCTACAAACGGCAGCGTCTCCTTGGCATGCTCGTAGCTGCCGGTAATACCCGTCAGCTCACGCAAAAGCTTCATGTTGTCGACAGCCGACTGGCCCATCAGGTCCAAGCTCTTCGCTGTTTTCTCCGCGTCTTTTGCAACAGCGTCGCCCAGGCCCAGAGCAGCAAAGCGAGCTTGCTCCTGGTTAAACTTTTTCGCTTCTTCCAGGGGAGCTTTGAACATGTGCAAAATGCCCATGCCGGCGCTAGTCATCAGCGCGCCTTTGGCCAGCTGCAGGTGAATTGCCGCGATACGCTTTTGAAGCTTGTCCGCGTCCGCTCCAGCCTTGCTGAAATCGTGGCTCAATGCCATCAGCCCGTGAGTCACATGATTCACGAGCGAGATGGTTACGCCAATTTTGTAAGCTTCAAACATCGTACGGGCTCACGATAGGTTGTTGTAATTGGGAGCGACTACTCCTGGAGGCAGCAGGCCTTCGACGGCGGCCTGACCAAGAGTTTTCAAGATGAGTTGCTTATTTCGTATAGCAGCAGGCCCTAAAACAGGGCGAGGAGGAATCCTGGGCGTGCCGAGCTCCTGTGCCACCATCACGTCGGAGGGACTACCTACGGCCGCCTCTGTGCCGTGAACTTCATGAGATATCGAGTTCTTCAGCTGGCCCGTGCGCAGCAAAGGGTCATCAGGCGTAAAGCCCAGACGAAGGCGCTCTTCCTGCGTAGACTCCGCCAGGGGTGCCCACTCCGAGAAGGGCCCGACTGCCGGCTGGTACACGCCGAATTCGCTCTTTGCGGTTTTCTCGATGGCCTGAGCGACCTTTTTCAGTCCCTTCTCCGCGGCGTGCTGCTGCCTCGCCTGGAGTGACGCGATGTGCAGGGCAAAGGCGCCCAACGAGTTAAACTGGCTCATTGGGCGTCTCCGCTCTCAAACGACATAGTGTTCCAGTTGAATGCCTGGCCACCCTGTTCGGAAATGATGATGCACCACGCCGCACGCGTGATGTCGTCGAGTTGGAATGCCAGGTCGAGCGGTACATTGTGACGAACGAGCCAGAGGCATTCCCTGACCGGCACGTTCGTTACGAGTTTTTTAGCGCTTCCTTTTCGGCGTCCGAATCAGCCTTCTTGCCATAGTGCTCAGAAACACCGTCGACCACTGCGGCGATGCCTTCCTCATCCAGGCGCTGAATGAGGGCTTCTACTTGCAGCTTGGTGGTCGGAGGATTTACGACCGTGCCGTCAATGGCCGAGACGTACAGCAACGGGAAAACCATGCCCATATAGACCTGATTCTTCGCGGCCTCGCCCAGGGCCTCGACCAGGCGGAACTGCGCCAGCACGCCAGGTTTTTTCAGGGTGAGCGTGCGACCGGCTTCATCCTTGATTTCGACCGTGCTCTGGGCGTTAGCGACCAGCTGCTGGGTCGGAGTTGCGGTAATCGTTGCCTTAGCCATTTTGTTGCTCCATAAAGAAAGGGTGATGCCCTGTATAGGCACCACCCCTTCATGAACTGCGAATCTGGCTTAGCGCTTGATACGGCGGCTAGCCACCCAGCTCAAGGTCTGCTTGACGGTAGTGTCGCCTGCCCAGTTGCCCGCATCCGAAAGCGTGAAAATCACACCGGTGTACTGGTACTCCGAAATAGAGCCATCGGGGTTCTGAATGATTTCAGTAATCGAGCAGCCCGTTTCGTTCAGCCCCGCGAAGTAATTCGCCTCGACCTCGGCCATATAATCGTCAAGCGTGCTGTCCGCGCGCTCGACTTCCATCGTGCCCGACCATCCATCCGGGAATCGCTGGTTGAAGATGCGGCCGTCCAGCAATTTGACTTTGTTCGAGGTTGCGTCCTGCTTCGACGAAAACTTGGTGATGGTATGCAGGCCAATTTGGCCGCTGGCCGTCGTCACCGTCAGAGTAATGTCGCGGCCGACGGAAAAGTTGTTCATGGGCATCGCAGCCTCCTATTATTGGTTGGTGGTCGACTGACGTACGACCGTTGCCTGGCTACCCTCGAGATTCACGAGGAACTTCTCGACAATGCTCAGGTAGGTCACGCGCACATCGGCTTGCATGTAGCCCAAAGCTACGCGCGACATGGGGTTGTTCTTGTCATCGAGCTGCACGCTGAATGCTGGGCCGCCGTTGACGTTGCCAATCATCTCGGCTTCTTCCATGTTCGACAGGAACGAAGTGAGCGTGCCTTTAGCCTGGGCCCGGACAGTTGGCGTCTGCAATTTGCCCACGAACCGTCCCATACCCGCGTTCAGGGTGAACGCAATGAAATTGGTCATGCGGGTGTAGTTGTCGCCGTTCGTAATCGGATTCGAGCTGGTGTTGTGACCAATTCGCACGCCGAAGTAAGCACCGCCCGGAACCGGGTTGGTAATGACGTCGATACCTGCCTGTACGAGCTGCGATAGTTCTGCGGTGCTGTAGACCGATTCCTGCATGCTGCGCTGTGTGCCAACGATGCCGTACAGCTGCTTGTTCAGCGAAGACTGCTCCGGGGACAGGTTAGCCAGGCGGCCAAGCACGAAAGCCTGCGGCGAGACCAAGCGAGTCGCTTTGTTGACTGGGTCGTACCAGTAAATCCAGTCGCCGAACATCAGTTTTGCGGCATAGCTATCCAAGCCGGCGGTGGCCTTGGTAGCGACGGCAGCGTCTATAGTCTCGCCGGCCGGGCCGGTGGCGACCATGTAGACGCCTTCCGACAGGCCGAAGGCCGCCTGGGTCGTGAACGTGGTCGAATCGGTCACGTCGGCTAGCATTGCTACGGACACGCCGGAACCACGCAAAGCGTACATGCCGGTGCGCTGGCCGATGTCGGTGCCCACCAAGGCTGCCTGCGAAGCCGGTTGTCCGTCAGTGCCTCCGGAGAGAGTCACGGTGCCGACGCTAAACGCGTTTGGCTCGGCCGTTGCACCGATGGTCGCGACAACCAGGGCCGACGGGCCGCGCAGAGCGTTCACGCCCTGGTTAATAGCCGTTTCGATGGAGGACGCGAACTTGCCAGCGCCATCCGGAGCGATGTTGTCGAATGCTTCTGGCAGGTAGCCAGGCAAGCTTACGGTGAGTTTGATAGTGCCAGCAGCCGAACCTGCGCTTTGCGACACCTGCAGCTGGTTGCCCAAAGAGCCGGTGTGTTTGGCGGTGAACAGCAGCACGTCGCCACCAATGCTTGCGCTGGCAGCAGTGTCGGTACCATCCGTCACGCGCACGACGCGGAAGTTCGATGCACCCTGCGACGCAGCGACAGCCACGGCCGTGCCAGCATCGAACTTGCGGTTCATCAGCGGGCCGAACTTCTTGACGTAGTCAGCGGCATCGCTCACGGTCACCGGAGCGTTTTTCGGCCCCCAGGAGGCAGAGCCGACGATGCCGGCAATATTGGTAGGCAAGCCGTTCATCGGCTGGACCGACGGCTCCTGAATTTGTACGTACAGGTCGGGTACGTTCAGCGCGGTGAGGTTCAGCGCTCCGGCTTGGGATACGGGCATTATTGGGCTCCAGAATTAGTTGCTGCACCTGACGTATAGTCACCAGTGCGTACCTGGGCGATATATCCCGCGGCGAGGTCTTCGGTAGCGAAAACGCGGAGGGAGAGACCGTTCAAGTAGACGGTCCAACCGAACGTAGATTTTTTGATTTCGAACATCTAGCCTCCGTTAGGCGATGAGGCGTGCTTTGCGCACAAAAAGGGACTTCAGCGTCATGTAATCGAAGACCACTTCGCTGCTCGCCGACAGGGTGTGGAGAGTGCCGTTCACGCCGTCAAAGCGCATGCATTTCACGTCGTCATCAGTTCCATGCATGCCGAGCGACGTGAGCGGATGAACGCCTGCGGTTTGACGTACCGATACTGATGCGTAGCCGTTGGCGACGGCGGTGTTCACTTCGAAGAATCCTGCACGCGTGCAGAGAACGAACGGGCCATTGGGGATGTGCGTCGCACCGATAGGCAGGTATGGCGAAGTCAGGTTTCCAGCGGTGCCGCCAGGGATTGGCATGACGACTACGTTCTCGCCTTCGGCCAGGGTAGGGACACCTGCAACTGTGGAAATCGTCAGGGGTACGTAAAGCAGGACTGGGTCTCCACCGCGTTGAACGTAAATTCCGTTTGCATCGCTGGCAACCAGCACTCCGTGCGTGGCCGGCCCCGGGTCGAGGGTCTGCACGCCAGTGTTGGCGTCCACGAGCAGGTAGCCGATTTCGAAGAAGGACTGCACAAAATACGCACCAATGGTCGCTACTGCCTGCGGGACGGCCAGGAAGCCTGGATGCATGAGCTGCTGCGAAGCGGCGTTTGTGACGGTGCCATCGTCGTGAGCGATGCACGTGTTGAGGTACCAGTTGCCATCCGGCTGCTGGATTTTGTACGAGATAAATGCGCTGCTGTCGGACAGAATCTGAGCGCCCACCAGCACCACTTCCAGGGCGTCTACTGGCGTCGGAATAGTCAGACCAAAAGTGGCGTTGGTCTCAGAACGAACCGCGTTGACCTGGAGGTGGTCTTGGCCAGCGAACCAGGACGAATTTGCAAACCCGGTCTGACATGGAATTGGGTTAAACAGACCGGCTTGGGCATAGTCAGTGAGCGCGCAGCCGTAATTGTGCTGCGCCGAGACGCCCGGCAACCACTCGTAGCCTGTAGGCGGCTTACCGTTTGCATCCGGCAGCACGTCGATGAGTTGCGGCTGCAGGACTGCGCCACCGTTGTCGGCGATGTCAGCCAGGAGCTCGAGCAGCGTCCGCTGCGCCAGAACCGGCGGCGGCGTGGCAGGGGTACCAACTACGATGACATTGCGGGCTTCTTCTGTTGCCAAGATAGTCGCAATGAGTCCGGCATCGGTGATTCGGTCGCCGCGCTGGTAGCTTGCAAAGGGTTGAGTAACGACGAGCATCGGGGGTCTCTCAGTTCAATTTGACGTCCACGACCTCGATTGGCGAGGGGATGACGTCGACAGTAGGGGTGGTAATTTGTGTAGCGAACGAGCTCTTCGTTGTGGCGTACTCGACGCTGTAGAACTGGTCGCGGCGGTAAATAAACGCGTTCCCGCTTTGGTCGCTGCTGATGCTGTTGCGATAGATGACACGGGCCGAGCTGTGGTCGGGCATCTCGAGGAAGCGCACCTCTGCCAAGGCCTGGTCGACAGCGCGAGCTGCGGCTACACGCAATTCCGGGGTCGGCGCCCACATGACCAGCTGGAGGGTGTCGGTTTGCCGGCGGAGTTCGCGCGTCACGACGGCATTGGCGGCTACCGCTGCCTGGCGAATACCCGTGGGCACCGTCACTACTGGGCCAGCGCTTGACGCGCCCGGCACCAGCGCAGCCAGTGCGGCGGCGATGCTTTCCAGGGTGTCGGCGTCCTGCACGGCATACGCCTGGCCGTTGACCACCGCCACCTGTGGTGTCGAAACGGTGCCGCCTACGGTTACGGTGTTCTCCGCAGCTGTGAGCGTCAGCGTGGCCGCCGGTGCCCCGGTTTGCTGCCAATCTTTGGGGAAGCGAGTCGTGTTTGTACCGTCGCCGCGTGCCCAGATGGAGATGTGGACTTTACCGGCCGCCAAGTCCTTATCGAGATGTGCAGGCTGCGGCCAGCCCGGATACACCAGCACCGGGGCGCCGATGGTCGAAGGGTGGTTCGTGCCGAGCGGGTAAAGCTCCGCAGCGATTTTGCTAGCAAAGCTAGCCTGGATATCGGAGACATCAGCCATTACGCGAGCTCCTGTCGGGCGGTGAGGCGCCAGCCCAGGTCGGTGAGTTCGCACGACTGCAATGCGAAGCGACGGCCAAGGTGGTCGGTGAGGATGTCCGACGCGCGCAATGTCACGCCGGCGTACGGAAGCAGGACGTTCCACAAAGCGGCGCGAGTGTCTGCAGGCAGCGCCGCTTCGTTCTTTTCGCCCTTGCTGCCCTGGAGGACACTGGCGGGCCACTCCGTCATCAGCGGCTCGAGGTTATTGGCGGTCGGCCCGGCATAAGGCAGTGCTCCTACCGCGTTGTCGTCAGCGACTCGGAACACCGATACCGTGGTGTTAGTCTGGACAGTCAGGATTGGCAGCATCGACTGCATCGCGGCCACGAAGAACGTGCCATCCTGCTCGCTCACCAGCAGGTCACCGACTTTCAGCCGGCGGCCGTCAGCAACGCAGAACCACGTAGGGTGAGCGTATTTGTTGGCCTTCCGGTAATGCATGTCCTCGGCGTTGAACGACGCCAGGAGAGTCGTCACAAAATTCGTTGGGGCGAGAGCTGCCAGCGGCCCAGTGGGCCGGAACACTTCGGTGGCGAAGCCGAGCCGGGCTGCAGTCTTCGCGTAGCCCGCGTAGATTTTTCCCTGGATGCCGGATGCGTTCATTAGATGCACCAAGTAGCGCCGGATGCCGGCATTTGTGGACCAGGCGGCACACCGAAAAACGCACATAGCTCGTTTCGGTGGAATTGATACAGATTCAGACGGTCGCGAATTTCGTGACGGTTGTGCACCCAGGGGCCGGCTGAAGCGGTGTCCAGGTTGTCGCTCGCTGTCGGAACGGCCGCTTTGAGCGCATCCAGGGTAGCAAGCTGTGAAATAACTTCAGCTTCCTCATCAGGAGAACCATTGTTCATCCGGAATTCCAGGGTGCCGTACCAATGGAAAAATCGGGCTCCAAATGCCTGGACAGGCTTGCCGCCAAACATGGGGTAACCGCAATAACGGCGGATAGAGACTTTCTGTGCTTCGGAGTAAGCCATTATTTGGGCTCCACAGGGGCTCGGCGAGCAATAAGCAGCGCGATATCAGCGGGGTCTGTCACCTCATGGCCAGTCAGCCATTGGCGATGCACACCCGTCTCGTCGATAAACGAGTGCGGGCGAATAAGCACCAGGCACGAAGGCAAGGGTGCTGCAGGGGCGGGGGTTTGTTTTTTGGTAGCCATTGCGACGTATAGCTACCAACGAAAAAGGCCCCATAAGGGGCCTTTGCATCGAGCTGGCGGTTATGCCGATTCGATGATGACAGCGCGCTTGAACGCAGAGCTGGTCGACGTCGGGATGATGCCGGTATTGACGGTGGTATCGGTCGGAACGGCGTATGCCACAATCGCGTACCACGATTGCTTCACGATTTGTCCGAAGCGGTCGATGGACGCCTGGTTCACGAACACCACGCCGTCGTGCACAATTACTTCATTTGGCGACAGCTTTGCCAACTCCTCGTTACCTGCACCTTCGAAGTCGCCTTCTACCAGGGCTCCCTGGCCACAGACGATGGCGCGGTACACGCTGACGTTGCCGACCTTCTGGATAGGCGATTCGGTGGTTTCGATGAAGCGCACACCCAGCAGTGCCGTGACCTTGCCCGACTCGTACGCGTCGGAGCTGTACTGGCCGCGGTACAGGACTTGGAATTCCGGGTCGCGGTACAGTCCGGTCAGCTGACGAGTGGTCAGGAAGCAGTTGTACGCACCGTCGATGTCTGGGACGTTGTTGCTGCGCAGGTCAGCTACAGCTTCCTGAACCAGTTTCATGGTCAGCTTGTCGCTGGCGGTGATTTCCACGGTAGTGGCATGGTCACCAGCGCGGTGGATAATCGGCGCTACGCCCGACTTGACGGCTTTGCCGGCAGTACCGTCGGCCACGGAGCAGTTGGCCTTCAGGGTCAAAGTACCCGAGATACCTTCCGGAGTGGTCGATGCATTCACCACGTCGGCAATGGCGCCGACAACGTTGTAGGCATTGCCGTTGATGGTGATAGCCAGCACATTGCCGATGCTGACCGGTTCTGGCTTACCGTTGTGGATTGCCCAGGTGAAGCCGCGAATGTCGTCGACGTGCACGGACGTTCCGTCAGCGCCCAAGGTTTCGATGACACGAGTATTACCGCTCATGTAAGCGCCGAAAAGAGCATTACGAGCCAGGCGGTCCAGCGATTGCTGTGCGTTGACACCGAGGACCTTCGCATTTTCGAGAAACTTCGGAGCAATAGCCACGCCACTGGTGACGGTATTCAGGTCCATGCCCTTGCCGTACATGTTCAGCGACATCGTGTACTGCTCGACGGTGAACTCGTCCGGAGTAATGCCGTTATCCAAGCCAGTATTCTTGCTTGGGTCCAGCGGAGTGGTGGTAGGTGCCAGCAAACCACGGCGGGTTTTGGTGATGGATTCGCCGACGGCATTCGTGAAAGTCTCACGGTCAGCGATGCCGCGGAAGCCCAGCTTCGACTGCAGGCCGTCCAAGAACTCGCGCTCGAGGAAGTTCTGCTGGATGATAGGCTGCAGGGAAGCCGGGTAATCGGTAATACCGAACGGTTTTTGTGCGATGCAGAGCATCGCGAGAATTGCTTTGGCCATTAAAGCCTCCAGAATGAAAAGTTGTTTTCAAGCTCTGGAGGTCGACTCCCGATAGCTAGTTGCCGGTACGTATAGGCACCGGCATTCAAGTTGTTAGCGGCCGAGCAGCTTGGCTTTCGCCTTTTCGTAGTCGGCTTTAGACATCTTCGTCGCATCGAGCGGCTCGTTGTCCTTTGGCGCAGGCTTTTGGCCAGGGGCACTGGTGCTACCGGTGCCAGAAAACAGGTACGGCTTCGACTTCTTGAACTCTTCCATGAAAGGGTCCAATCCGTCGATTTCGCCAACATCGTTCAGCTTCAGCTTCGACGTGTCGGCAAGCTTCAGGCCGTCCAGGTCGGTGATTCCCGCCTTGATGGCTGCAGCTTTCAGTTCAGCGCGCAGCAGGCGGTCCTGTGCGGCCTTTTCAGCAGCGCTGACACGGGTGACAGCGTCGGTCTTTGCAGCGGTTACTGCGTCCTCGGCAGCCTTCTTGGCGGCTTCGGCTTCTTGCACGCGCAAACGGTAGGATTTGGCCTCCTCGCGCAGTTCACGGACATATTCGGCCGAGAACGATTTCGGTTCCTGCGGTGCTGCCGGCGGGGTTGCCGCTGCCGGCGGGTCGCCTTCACCGTACGATTTGTATGCGATGGCGAGCATCGCGGTCAGCATTGCGTTTTTCTTCAAAGTTGCGAGCATCAGGCTCTCCGTTACGATTGAATGGGCATCAGCCCAGGGTTGTGTACACGTATAGCAACCGGCTTACAGCGAAGTGAAAATGAGGAAGCCAAACTCCAGGACGTTGTAGCTGCGTCCTTCAACATCACCCTGAATCGGGCACCAGCACGGCCGGCCATTGCGACCAATAATTTGGTGGCAAGTGCCGCTTGCAGTACGCACGGTGATAAGGTGGTAGAGGTCCTGGCCTTGAAGCGCCATCATTTGGCGCCACTGCGCCTGGTCATCGACGCCGAACACGAGATAAGCGCGCTTGAACGGTGCCAGCCACCGATTCAGGCGGACCATCCACTCGTCGCTGTCGTCGTGCAGTACGTGAGGAACGTCATCCGTTGCCAGGTCGAGCAGCGAAGCGATGCAGGTGCGCAGGCAGTCCCCATAAACCCCGCGAGCGGGGTCATGGTAGGGATAGCGTTGGAAATTCGGGCGCATTATTCGCCTCCCTTCGCGGCAGGCGCCTTGGCAGCTGCCGCCGCGGCAGCATCCTTCTCACGCAAAGCCCGCATGGCTTCGACCAGCTTTTTCTCGGCTTCGATGTCTTCGATGTCGTATTCGCTGGCGATTGCACGAATGGCGGTATCCCATGAAATGATGCCGGCTTCGAGACCACGTGCCACGGTCTCCATACGCTGCTGCGATTCGGTCGGGGTTGGGGCATACCATGCCGGCCATACCAACGTGACAGGCCCCTTGGCCAGCTCGCCCACTGGCGTGCCATCTTTGAACACCAGGGGGACCTTCTTCGAAATGGCAATAATCATCTGCCAGACGTTGCAAATGCTCTTTTCGCCATAGCTAATACGCAGGCGGTCAGCCAGCCAGACCAGAGTTTGGTTCAGTAGCTCGAGCGCCTTGCCAGACTGGGCCGTTGCCAATTTCTCGGCGCTGGCTCGGTTGCCCTTCAAACTTTCCAAGGCCAGTTCCCGGAGGTGCCGCAGGTACGTCACAACGGCTTCGCTCGAAGACCCGTTTGCTTCCAACAGCTTCGCATCGCCTTCCGCGTCAACCACGATAGCCTTACCGGCGCCCCCTACGGGTGCAGGACGGCCCTTCGAGTCTTTTTCCTGACCTTGGCCGAAGGCAGGCTCCTTGATGACAAGGGTCGGGTCCATCGAATACTTGAGCGACCGGCCGTTCTGCGAGAGCAGGTAGTCCATCTCGATTTGCAGGTCGACCGCGTCCTGGCGGAACGTTGGCAGGCCATCGACGCTATCGCCGCCTGGCAGGTTCTTTACCCAATCGACCGGCACGAATCCGAGGTTGTGAGTAATGGTCATTTTAGGGTCGGGAGTCCAAGCAATTGGCTCATCGTTGGAACGCTTTACCTCTACCGGCAGGTAAGTGGTCTCGGCGTTTTTGTCCCAGACCGTGCGCAGCCAGTAGTCCGCGTTGTCGTCATAGTCGCCGACATAGCCCGCGGACTTGAGTTGCGAGCCTTTGACCTTGTACTGCTCGGTCACAGCCAGCAGCGTGTCAGGGGCTTCCGGGTCCCAGGTTGGCGTGAGGTATGTAGTGCTGCGCGCGTCGATAAACACACGATTTTTCAGCACCCGCACGAAGATGGCGACCGACCCGACGGAGCCTTTCAGGCCTGCCTCGAGGTACACCTCGTTGAGAACAGTCTCTTTTGCTAGCAATGCGAGCTTTGCGCGCGTGTCAGCATCGGCGTGCTGGAATGTCGGGAAGTGCGCTTCCGAGAACAGCAACGAAACGCTATCCTCGACCACCGAGCGGCACAGATTCATGCGGGCGGAGGGCCGGCGCTCGCGCAGCGGGATGTACTCGCCGGCATTGTTCCGCTCCTCGTGGAACGCGTGAGGCAGTTTGTCGTACAGCGTGTCGTCGAGGACGCGGTTGCGCATCTCGAGCGTGTACGCCCGGGCGGGCAGGTCCTTGTCTTTCGGCCAGGTAGCCAGGAGCGTTTTGAACATTTAGCGTCCTACGTGAATGATTTGTGTTTCACGTGTAGCTACCGGCTTCACGATAGGGAACAATGCGTAGACCAGGTAGCCCAGGGCGTCGTTGAGGTGGTCCTTACCCGCTGATTTGTCGGGTGCGCCGTTCTTGTCGTATACCTGCTGCTCCAGGCACAGGGTCAGCTCTGGGCAGGCCGTGACATTGACGCGCAGGCGACGGGCGCCTTCTGCATTCAGGATGTAGGCGTTCAGTGACGTAACCCGGTCGACCACCCGCGGATTGGCGGCGCGGGCTACGACGGTGAATCCGGCCTCTTGAAGAAGGCGCAGGTCGGACATGCTGGCGTTCGTGCTGCTGCCATGGGCGCCTGAGGCGTCCGGATAGACCGTGATGTGGTGTCCCGGGTAGCGTTTTTTGAGCCGAGCAATCATGTCCGGGGTGTCGGCCGTTTTGGTCTCTTCCCCTACGATGAACAACTGACCATCGCGGAGCACACCGATGGCTGCAGCTCCCTGGCCCTTGTTGAAGTCCATGCCGATATGCAGAGGCTCGGGCTGACCAATCAACATGCCATGGTGGTTCTGGATGCCCAGGGCGACGACATCCGTAGCATTGAGCGCACGCGAGAAGTCCGGATATACCGAACCCTGAGCCAGGTTGACGAAGAGGCCTTCCAGATACGCCTTCAGCAGGTGCGGAGGGTACTGCGTCATCAGCTGGGCGACGTAGTCGGCCGGCAGGAATGGGTTCGAGCGCGTTGGCGCGCGGTACAGGCGGAATCCCTCTTTGGGGTCAAATTCCCAGAGCTTGTAGACCAGCTTGAATCCCTCAGGCGTCGTGCCGACGGATACCGTGTTGGGCGAGCCGTCGCGGGTCTTCAAACGCACACGGGCGTTGACAGCCCGCCAGGCCGCCAGGGCGTGGTCTTCCTTCAGGGTGTCGAGCTCGTCGATGCCGGCGTGGCAAATCTCGAAACCCACGATGCGCTCCGGGGTGTCGAGCGTGCGGAACACGATACGGCCGCCGCGTTTGAGCGACAGGATGTTTTCCGTCTTGTTTAACGTTGCCCTGATGCCCCACTCGTCGCACTTTGCCAGGAACCGCGGCCAGGCGATAAGACGGATAAGGTCGAAAGTCGGGGCGAAGTAGCCGACCTGGCCCTTTGGGTTCTGCAGGGCCTGGAGCAGCAGCCGGTTGACTAGTGATTCCGACTTTCCAGCACCAAAACCCCCGACGAATGCGGGGTATTTGTCTTTCGAGAGGACAAATTCTCGTTGGGGTTCGGTGAGGTTCAGGTCGATATTCATCGACCCGTATAGAGAACAGCCCTACCAAAGCGCCACTGGTTCCTCTTCACCCGTGCAGAGGGTTTTTTCCGGGGTAGACAGAATGACTTGGCGTACGGGCAGTAATCCTCGCGAGAGCAGGCTTACCGCCTCTTGGTAATCATCCTCATGTAGGCACACCAGGCGCCCCAGCACGCGCGCACCATCGTCGAGGACGCGCTCTCGGGCGCGGTCCACCGTAGCTTCGGACAGTCGCCAGTGGACATGAAGCCGATATCCCTTCCCGTAGCTCTCTAAAGTCCATCGCGTCGCGGAACTCATTTTTCACCCCGCGTTATCACGACAGCACGGCCCTTGTCGCCAATTTGCAGGCAGAGTCGGGACATGCCAGAGGGGTATTTGACGCGCCAGCATTCGGTAAGGCACTCCCCGGCTGCGTCATAAAAGACAGTGCCCACTTCGCCGGAGGGATGCCCGATTATGGCGCCTTCGTCGATGGTATTCCCGGCAAAATCTGACCAGGGAGCTGTTCGGGCTTTGGCGCAATTTACGGGGGCCATCGGCGACCCAGGATACTGCGCCAACAGCTGCGCGGTGTAGTCCTCGGGGAGATAGGGGTTCGAACGGTTTTGGTTGTTCATTGTGCGGTCCTCGCTACGTTAGTCAGCGAATGCCATCATGTTGAGCTTTTCGCCGTCTTTTCCGCGGCGGAGGCGACTCCACATCCGCGGCACGAACCAGCTAGCCTCTTGGACAGGCACCAGCGAAAGGCCATGGATAGCTGCATCGTTGAACTCGGCGCCAAAGAGTCGGCTGACCATCTCAAACGTGTAAAAAATGATACGGCCGCCATCCTTGAGTTTCATGGTTCGGTCGATGCTAGAGAACTTGCCGTCAATAGCAGCGATGTCCATGATGTGGTCCAACTCGTGCACGCAATTTCGGAGGTTGTCGTATGTTGGGGTCAGGAACGCGACCACGGTGTCAGGCTCGATAGCCCGTTCGACGGCCCAGGCGAGCAGAGTCCGAAGGTC